ATGGCAAACAAACAAGATTTGATCGCTAAAGTAGCAGAAGCTACAGAATTGACTAAAAAAGATTCAGCAGCAGCAGTTGACGCTGTATTTAAAGCAGTAACTGAATTCCTTTCTGCTGGTGAAAAAGTTCAATTGATCGGTTTCGGTAACTTTGAAGTTCGTCACCGTGCAGCTCGTAAAGGTCGCAACCCACAAACTGGTAAAGCGATCAAGATCAAAGCTTCTAAAGTTCCAGCATTCAAAGCTGGTAAAGCTCTTAAAGAAGCAGTTAAATAATAACTTTACAAAAAGCCCGTCATATCAAGCATTTGAGCTTGTGTGACAGGCTTTTTTTGTGTATAGGGGGCAAATAAGGGGCAAATTATAAAGAATCGAGCAAGTCCAGAATATTATCATCCATCTTTTTAGTAACGTGTGTATAGATTTTATTAGTCGTTCGAGAGTCGGAGTGACCAACTCTTGCCATAATTGCTTTTAAAGGCACATTGTTTTCTGCTAGTCTACTAACAAGAGTATGTCTGAATATATGTGAAGTCAGATGTTTATCTATTGGATTTTTTAAACGTTTATTTGCTTTCTGGATTGCTAAGTTGAAAGAATTATTCTGTATCGGTATACCGTTTTTGGTAACAAAGATAAATCCAAGATCATTGAATGTTTTTCGAGTATTTTTAGAAAGTTCATTTATTGAGATAAACTCTTTTAAAATTTCAATCTCTCTCTTTGATAAGGATACGGTTCTGAAACTTGCAGCTGTTTTCGTAGTTGTTTTAAGTCCTTTTGAATAACCTACTGTCTTATCCAAAGTACCATGGATTTTTACTGTCTTGTTATCAAAATCAATATTTTCTAGTTTAATAGCAATGGCTTCACCGATTCGGCAACCATTGTATGCCATGAATTCAGCAAGCAATCCCAGTCTATATGTATTCTTTGTTCTATATAATTCCTCTAGTAATCTTTTTAGTTCTTCCTCTTCTAAAAATTTCTTTTCTGTTTTTTCTAATTCTTCAATTGTCTTTATTTGTTTTGGAAGTTTTGCTCTTCTTGCAGGATTGTCTTTGATATATTCAAGATTAACTGCATAATCAAGTGACAGATTTAAAATCATTTTATAGCGTTCCAGTTTTGAACGAGAAATATCTAGATCATTTAAGAACCTCTGGATATATTTAGTGTCTATATTCTTAACTTTAATTTCTGTATCGAATGCTTCCTTAAAATCATTCACGCTACTTGTAAGAGAGCTGATAGAACTACCTTTGATTTCTTTCTGGTAAAATGTCCACCACTCATCTAAAACGTGTTGATAAGTCACATCTGTTGATTGTAAATTCTGTAAAGTTTCTTCTATGCGTTCATCCAGTAATTTTTGTGCTTCCTTTTTCGCTCTGGCTGTTCCAGAACTAAGCGTTACAGATACCCTCTTCAATTTTTCAGTGTACGGGTCTTTGTATCTTTCAAAAAATTTATACTTTCCATTCGGAAGTTCTTCCATCCACATTGCTTTTTCCCCTTTATTTTGTTAAAATGGGTATAGTAAAAAGGGCTTTTTAATGCCTTTTTATATACTAGCTGTTCCTCACACTCAAAAACTTGGCGGTCGGAGAGTGTGGGGAATTTTTGTTTGAAGTTATTTTCCTAATTGTATCTCTAATTGTTTTTTATCTGAAAAATTCAAAATGTTGATGCCATATTCTTGCAAAGCAATTTGATGGTCGTCTTTGATATTATTGTACCCTTCGTCGCTTACAATAATATATAATTGTTCTTTATCACCGTATTCTTTTTTACGGTATTCAGATGTATCTAACCAACTAGCTAAGATAGTATCAACTTGTTGTTTAGTGATGTTATTGTGAACTCTAGCTATTTTTGAAATTCCTTTGCTCATAAACACAAAATTAAATCGGTGTTCTAAACGAGACTTACCTGCGATTGAGAAAGCTGGGAAGACTGTGTAATGATCATTTTTCATAAAGTAATGCTTAACATCGTCTAAAAATTGAGATTTAACGTTGTTAGGCGTTAGTTGAATAAAATCATAAACATTCATCAGCAGTTGTGTCATATCGTGTATGACTTGTCCTAAATGTTCTTTACCAGTCGTTCGTTCGATTGATCCATCATGCAAATCAAATCCGTTAAAATGTAGTAGTGAATTGAAGATATCCTGACGTCGTCCTTTTTTTGTGACATCAACATTATTGACGGATAGATTCCAGATAGTATAACCATCATCTGTAACCGTCAACTGTTTTCCGTTGCTTTTTATTGAGAAACCAATAGCTTCACCTAATGGGTCTACAAAAGGAGTAATCACTTCAGTATGAGTATCGGTCACATTATTAAAAACAGCGTTTTCTTTTATGTAATTTAGATAAGCTTTTTTGATATCGGTAGCATTCATGATATTCTCCTTTCTTTATAGATTGATTATAACAAATCTTCTTGGATATTGATAGCTAAATATTCAGAGTTATTCACGTTGGTATAGTCAAGTAAATTCTCAAACATATCCAAGAAATCATCGGTATCGATAATATCTTCATATGGAAGCTGATAGGCTTTGTAATGAGTTGTTTCGTCTCCTTTTTGATAATATTCTTCTTCAGAGAAGATATTAACCCGATTTCCCCAAACTTTCTCACCATTTGCGTTCTTATGGAATTTATTATTTAGATTGATTCGTAAGAGAGTATAATTGTGTTGTGTCTCCCTTAGATGAAAAACTTTACTTGTAGTACTGTAGAAGTAGTTCAAAATAAATCTAGTATTATTCTGACCAACAAGGTCAATAGTTCCTGAACTGCGATTTGTAAGAGTTCGATTGTGTTTAGTAGCAATTGCTTTGATTATTTTTATGAGAGATTTAGCTTCGCTATCGGTCAAAAGTAACTCTTTCATATTCTCCCTTTCTATTCTTCTCTTTGCTATACTAGTACATCCCACATTCTAGCTTGCAGGCGAGTGTGGGGATTTTTTTAATTAATAGATAATATTGTCGAGATGATGTTATATATGAATACCATCATGGCTATGAATACGATAATTGAGACACAACCACAACCAAATAGACAACCTTCATCTGCTCCAAAACCAAAAGTTATTTTGTTATAAAGACTGTTGTAGGCAGCACGTTTTGGATTTTTTACCCAACCAACACCCTTTTGTCCGTAGAGGGGTGATGTACCTGTTTTGATTTTTCGATTTATAGCACCAGTTGTGCGTGCTGATATTCTCTTTTTTATATTTGGTGTTCGAAGTCCTATTTTCATAATTTATTCTCTTTTGATCCTTTTGTAATTTAAGCAATTTCTTGCAATTCTCTTTGAAATTGTTGCAAAGTCAAAATAGCCCAGTCTTCGTCATTTTTGTACCCTTGGACTATGCTAAGGGCATAATACTCTTGACAATTACAATTGTACATTAGAAAGTTCATCAAACGATTATGCAATGCAGGTTTCGACATTTGACTAAGCTCAATAAGTTGTTTGAATGTGAGCCCAGAATTTATGTGCTCAAGCAATTTATAATCGTTGAGAAACAAAATTGATGCAATGGTATTTGCTTCGTCCTCCAATGGAACAATCTCAGTTGGATAGGAATCACTATAGTTTGACGATGTCTTAGATACTAGAACTTTGTCATAAACAGAACTCATGAGATGACAGTATATATGGGCTAATTCGTGAAGTATTGTAAATATAACCCTTCCCTTAATCACATCTTGATTGATATAAACAACAAAGCGATTTTTTTGAAAATCAGGAATTGTCATCCCAGAACAAACATTACAAAAACTGAAATCAACCAACAGGAGAGAATTATTTGAAGTTAAATTATATTTAAGTTCTTGTTTTTTATTCGGGAACAATTTATACATTAAATCCGCTTCAAAATAGACAAATAAAATATTAAACTTAGTTTCAAAGAATTCAATGACTAGGTCGAAAGTGATTTGAGAAATATGGATATTAAAATGGTCAGATATATCCATAAGAAGTCGATTTGCGTTTTCGTGATATTGTAAGTAAGTTTCTTTTGAGGGTCTTGTAAATTGTTTCAAATAGTCACCTACTTCCAGAAAGAATCGTCTTTGGCAAGAGCACGAGCATTTTTAAACATACTAAAGATTGCTTTGTTAAAACGCTCTTTTTCATTATCGGACATATCCTCAGTTTCTTTTCGAAACATTATTAGAGTTTCAAGTTCTTGAGTGTTCAATAAATCGTCATTTGATGTGTAAGGAATTTTTGTTCTGCCCAATAAATAATCAACTGATACGTTAAAGTAATCAGCAACTTTTTCAATTTTATCGCCACTAGGAGTTGAAGTATCCCACTTCCTGAGACTGCCATTGCTGAAGTCTAAACTCCTTTCCAATTCAGCAAGAGTAACTTTTCTTTCGTTAGCTAACGAACGTATTTTATCTAAAATAGTCATGTGTAAAAACCTCCAAAAATAAGGCTTTACAAAATAATGTAAAATTTTCTATCAAAACTGTTGACAAATAGAAAATTTTCCGTTATACTTATTTTGTAAGCTAGTTGACCAGCTAACATAAATACAAATAAAATAATCCGCCAAGATTTTTGTTATATCTGTTTTTATGATATAGCTGTATTTCTTATACCCTAATAATAGACTATTTTCTATTAAAAGTCAACAAATAACGCTTATTTTCTTATAAAATTTTCTAATGAAAGGAGGTACTATAAGTGATCTATGACAAGATAAAAGAAATCGCTTCAAGTAAGGGAATTTCGATTTATAAAATCGAGAAAGACCTCGACTTAGGCAATGGAGCAATCAGTAAATGGAACACTAGTTCACCATCGGCGATTACTCTAAAATCAATTGCAAATTATTTAAACGTTCGTCTTGAACAATTATTGGAGGAATAACATGGAATTACAAATAATCACTGAGCAGGAAGTTCTCGGTAAACACTTCACAGTATACGGTACAACAGATGAACCACTGTTTGTCGCAAAGGATGTTGCAGAATGGATTGAGCATAGCAATCCTACAGAAATGTTAAAGTCGGTAGATGAAGATGAAAAGCTGACCTCAACAATCCTTAGGGCAGGTCAAATAAGAGAAGTAAATCTCTTGACAGAGAACGGTCTCTATGAAGTTCTTATGCAATCTCGTAAGCCACTGGCTAAAGAGTTCAAAAAGAAAGTCAAAGAAATCTTGAAATCAATTCGTAAGCATGGTTTGTATGCTATTGATGATCTGCTTAATAATCCAGATATGGCAATCGCAGCGCTCCAAAAATTAAAAGAAGAACGTAGATTACGATTGCAAGCCCAAGAAGAAATTGCTCAAAAAAACCAAATCATTCAAGAACTACAACCTAAAGCATCTTATTATGATTTGGTGTTACAAAACAAATCGCTAGTGGCAATTTCTGTAATTGCAAAAGATTATGGAATGAGTGCAAAGAAATTGAATAAGATTCTCCACGAGTTGAAAATTCAATTCAAACAAGGGAATACTTGGCTCTTGTATCAAAAATACGCAGGTAAAGGTTATACTCAATCAAAAACTCATACAATCGATGCAGATTATAGCAAGATGCATACTTACTGGACTCAAAAAGGGCGTTTGTTCCTTTACGATTTGCTTAAAAATAAAAAAGGAATTTTGCCACTGATTGAGCAAAAAGAAGTGGCTTAATTCAAAAAAAGCACCCAACAGAAGTCAGGCGCTTACTAAAATAACTACTTGAATTATAACACAAAAAGAAAGGAAAATCCATGCCTAAAGCAGAAATTACTTACAAACCTGTGGATGTCAACGAAAAGGCCACCCATGGCGACTACCAACATCTTTGTCAGATGTGGGAAGGTCTCACAGTTGGAACTCTCAAAACATGGGCGAAAGAAATGCGAGATCATCCAGATTTTAAACAATTTATTGACAATCCAACACACAAGCTAGTGTTTATCAATTATGAAGGATTTCGATTGTTTGTTAAATGGAAAAGCAGAAATCGTTATCGAACCAAAAAAGAAACACTAGCAGAAATGCTGGAAAACCTTAAAAAAGAAAAACAATTGGGAGTTTAATATGAAACTATTAGACAGACTTACAAAATGGTTTTTTAACAATGAACCAAAAGAAAAAAATATTGATTGGAAAGAAACTGCTCTTGTTTTCTCAGAAGAAAATATACAGTTAAGAAAACAACTCAGATACTGGATACAAGCATACTCAGACCAAAAGAAAATAAATGAAATCAACGAGGGAAAAGAGAAATGACAGAACCAAATATCGCAGAACAATTACTAGGAATCGCAGTAATATTCATCACCTTTTTCACAGTGATGGTACTCACTGCTAAAGAAGGACAGAAAGTTGAAGTGGTAGAAGAAAAAGAAGATTTCTATACCATCGCACGCATGAACATTCGTAACTGTGACCGTCAATTCACATACGACACACAAAAACCAGAGGGGCTAAGACCTGAACTACTTGCCCTACCATATCCAAAGGGGTGATTGAATGAGTCTATATATCTGGAAGTGTGGATGTAGAGATTGTGGGAATACATTCGAATATGTCGATAGTTACCCAATTATTGAATGTCCAAAGTGTGGGAGCGAGGATTTGGTTAATGAATTTGAAGGAAGGGAGTATGACTAAATGACTCAAGCGGAACGAATTAGGGAATATTATAGAGACCACCCTACTGCCTCATATGATGAAGTAGCTGAGGTTGTCGGAACAACAAATAGCAATGTGAGGGCAAATTTAGCCAAAGACATCAAGGCAGGAAAATGTATCCGCTTGGAAGATAAGTCGTTTGACTATTCGCCTTACTTTAATCACACCAAAGCACTCACAGAGTTGGTTGATTGGAAGAATGACACTAGACGAGAGTGGGTGGAAATGCTGACTCGTGCAGCAGAGAAAGAAACAGATAGCAACGTTATGCGATTGCTAATCAAAGAAGCTAATAAATTAATGAAAGAGGTAACGAAGTAAATATGCCAACACTCTATGAACTAACAGGTACTTTTAAGCGAATCAATGATATTGAGGGGTTAGATGAAGAAGCAAAACTTGATACCTTAGAGTCGCTTGATTGGACTGAACAATTTGAAGAAAAAGTTGAAAACACAGTCAAGGTTATCAAAAACAAAGAAGCTGATAAGAAAGCTCTTAAAGATGAAATCGACCGACTGACAACAAGATATAAGTCACTTGACAACGATATTACATGGCTTAAAACTTGTTTACAAAAAGCTTTTGAAATTACTGGATATGAAAAAGTTAAGGGATTGCTCTTCACAGTATTTTTAGCGAAAAATCAACCTTCAGTAGTTGTAGATGAAGAGCAATTACCTAAGAAATACTTTGTTCAAAAATTAACACCAGATAAAGCAACAATCAAGGAATTGCTAAAATCTGGAAAAACAATCAAAGGTGCTAGCCTTCAAGAAAGTAGAAGTTTGAGGATTAAATAGTGTTATGAAAATTCTAGCAATTGACCCATCGTCAAATAAAATTGAAACTTCAACAACAGGGATTGTCTTGCTTGATAATGCTAGGTTGGTTGATAGTTGGGCAGTGGAGTATGGCATGAAGGGGTTTGCTAAGTGGTTTCACAGTATTGGAGAAACACTTGATTTTGATGTAGTGGTTGTCGAAGAATTTAGAACCAGAGACAACGATAGGTCAAAAGATAATAGTGTGTTAGAAACTATTGCTTATATCCAGTTGTGCTATCCAGATGCCATTCTTCAGTATAACGGTGGATACAAGTCAGATATTCCAGACGACCTTTTAAAAATCCTAGGTCTGTGGAAGTTTGAAAAAAGTCACCACCAAGATATACGAGCAGCAGCAAGACTTGGACTATTCTGGGCCATGAGAAATGATGTTGAAGAAGTTATCCAAGATATCGGAAAGGTGGTGAGCGAGTATCACAATAACTCTTAGAAAGTGGCAAGCTGAAGCAGTTAAAAGAAGTGACCACTTATCAAATGGAATTTTTTTAGAAGCTCTTGGGGGCAGAGGTAAAACCATCTGTGCGCTTGCTATTGCAAAGCATAAGAAAGCTAAAAAAATCATCATCACAAACAACCGACTAGCAATTCTGAATGGTTGGATAGATGCAGTCAAGTTTATGAATTTTGATAAAGATGTTGAGATTATCATTCAAACAGATAGATATCTTCAAAATCAAGTCAAAAAGGGGCATAAATTAGCCTGTGACGTGCTGATTGTGGATGAGTGGCAGAATATGTCATCCGATAAGCAAGTAGCCTTATATCGCAAAATAAAGCGTAAATACACGATAGGTCTTTCAGCAACTCCAATCAGAAAAAAAGGTCAAAACTTCTACCCACTTGAAAAAACAATTTTTGGATGGGCAACACCTAACAATAAGTTTGACTGGCAAAAGGCTCACGGGAAAATGGTCTATGATCCATTCAGTTATTCAAAAGAGAAGTGGGAAGATTTTAGAGATTATGAAAAGTATGTCTCAGATCTACCAAATTTCTTTCGTTGGGAAGAAATAGAAGGAATCGAAAATGCAGTTGAAAACAACGGTTTTGAAATCAAATTCTATCAAAAGAAAGTTAAACCTGGCAATCCAGAAAAGCTTGCTGAGTTTAGGAAGTTAAACCTAGTCACAGTAAATGGTAAGGCTGCAATGGCTAAGCAATCTTTTGGAAGGAACACATTCGAGCGCTATCTCAACCAAACTGGTGTAGATGTTGATTTCCCTAAACTAAGAGCAGTCAACAAAGATACACCATTATTACTAGAGCTTGATGGACTAATTGAACGAGCACCACACGATATGCTGATTGTCAGCAAGTCTAAACAGATTGTGAATGTTATCCGTGATAGACATCCAAACATTGGTATCTGGACTGGAGACATAAAGGACGGTCTGGATAATCAAATAGTGGTTGCTACCAGTCAAGTTTTAGGTGTAGGTGTTGATGGCCTACAACACAAATACCAAACTATTGTCGTACTAGATCCAGTCGAAGAAGGCTCTGGAGAATACGATGATTACCGACAGTTGCTATGGCGCATAACAGGAAGTCGTCAGCAGCATGATGTAAATGTAATTGAATTTTATTATAAAGGAGAATAAATCTTGTTTAAATTACCAGAAAATAAACCACAAATTCCAAAAGACACCCCTCGGAACTATTTCATCTATGGTGAAACCATGAGTGGCAAGTCTTATCTAGCAAACGAATTTCCAAACCCTATTGTATTAAACACAGATGGGAATGCAGAAGCTAATAGCGTACCAAGTATTCAGCTATTGAATGAAAAAGATACTTCTGGACGAATTACCAACTCGGTTATCAAGCAGTTGGGCGAAATCCTACTGGCGCTTCAAACACAAAAACATTCTTATGAAACAGTTGTAGTAGATGTTATTGATGATGTTATCGAGATGATTAAGATTGCAGTTTGTGATGAATTGACACCAGTTGGGAAACCACGCTTGAAATCCTTGTCAGAAATTCCATACGGAAAAGGTTATGATTTTTTTAATCAAGCAGTTACTGAATTGGTTATTGACCTTAAAGCCTTACCAATGAATGTTATTTATATCAGTCGTCAAATCTCTGAATATGATGATAACGGGAATGCAACCAAGGATAAACCAAGCTTGAAAGATAAGTATGTCAACCTTATCAATGGAAATTCTGACCTGATGATTCATACAGAAAAAATCGGTAATAACTATAACCGTGAAGTTGACCGAAAACGTAAATCTTACTACGCTGACCAGGTTGATGATAAGAAAATCTTGAAGATTTTAACTACTATCCGTGGTGCACTCAGTCCAGCTAAAAATAAGCCTGTAACTGAAGAAAAGCCAACCACTAAACAAGAAACTAAAAAAGAAGTAGAAACTACTTCAGTAAACGAACTATTTTAAGAATTAAAGGAGAAAACACATGAGTTTATTAGATATCGCACAATCAATCAAAAAAGAAGGTTTTGACCCACGCAAAGACAGCACAAATGGCCCTGCACCAATTCCAGCTGGTGAATACCAAGCAATCCTAAAATCTGTTAAATTCAATATTTCAGATAAAGGCTGGGAAAGTCTCCAATACTGTTTTGAAATCCGTGGTGGTGACTATGATGGTCGAGTTGAGTATGCATCATTTGGAACGCTAGACACTTGGAATAACAAAGATATTTCTTGGTCAGTACAACGTACTATTAAATTCTTCCAAAAAGCTCTTGCTTTTGCGGATGATGCACCTTTGAAAGCTGACTTTGAAGATGGGAAAGCACTTGAAGAAGCTCTACAACGTAAAGCAGTTGGCTCTTACTTCAAGTTGATTATTATTGAAACGGAAAGCAAAGGTAAAAAATACCGTAGCTATGATCTTGAAGAAGCTGAAGGACTTCCAACTGCTGAAGGTTTAGAAATCAGTGAAGATAATTTACCATTCTAAAAAAAATAAAAGATAGGAGAAATTGGAATGGCTAGTATGAAAGAGTACGCTCTAAAATATCAAAATTTAGGATTTTCAGTCATTCCAATCAATCCTAAAAATAAAATGCCATTAATTGAATTTGCTGATAAACCTGCCATGACTGCTAGTGAAATTGAAACCTTTTGGGATGGTTATCCAAACGCTAACATTGCTCTTAAAACAACTAATTTCTTTGTCATTGATATTGACAAACATGGTAAGTCAAACGGTTTTGAGTCTCTTAAAAATTGGAAATATTTAAAACTGATTGAACCAACCCTGCAAGCAAAAACAGCAAGTGGTGGGAAACATCTATTCTACTTTAAAAGAGATGATGAACCTATCACACAGATGATTGGATTTTTACCAGGTGTTGATATTAAGGCTCACGAAAATAATTATATCCTTGTTGCTCCATCTGCCACAGATAAAGGGCAGTACGAGTGGGATTTAGAAAAATCAAAGAAAGGTGGAACAATCGTAACACCTTCCAGAGATTTAATTCGAGCGATTAAGAAACAATACAAAGAGACACATGGCCATACCTATGATGGAACAGACGGTTTAAGGAATTTAGCTAGAAGGTCTTACACACGAGACAGAACCCAAACCACTGAATTATTTGAAACTATCGCCCTTGGTTTTGGTGATGAGGGTGGACGAAACGATAAGTTAGCAAAATTCGTAGGTGGTCTATTATATCGAGCAGTAGATGATGAAGTAGTTGTTCAATTAGCAAAACTAGCAAATACTAACAGTCAAAATCCTTTGTCAGAAAAAGAAGTGATGCGTACTGTTGAAAGTATGATGAAAAAAGATAGGAGGTGAGAACAATTGGTAATGTAGTTAGCATAAATTCACAAGATACAATGATACTGAATGACAAAGGAGGAATCAAATCAAATAGTCCAAATAATGTACTTCTTTCTTTCAAGGCTGATGATCAATTAAGTATTTACTTAAAGCACAATGAATTTTCACAAGAGCATGAACTAACCAAAGATATAAGAATTGGAAACACCTTTTTTAAAAAAGGGGAATTACCTTCTAACTTTGACTCAGTTGTAAAAGTTTATTTTGAGAGTGTATTAGGTGTTGCTTTCTCAAACCAAGCGATGCTGGATGGCATGGAAACCTTCTTCTCAGAAAGGTCATACAATCCAGTTATGGAATATATGGAGAAAGCAGCAGAAAATTGGGATGGACGTAAACGTATCAACCAAATGCTTCAAGTCTACCTCGGTGCAGAAGATATTGATTTAGTTTCCAAAATCGCTGAAATGTGGTTAGTCGGTGCAGTCGCTAAAGTATACGACCCTTACGCTAAATTTGATTATGTTTTAGATCTCGTAGGTGGTCAAGGTGTTGGGAAAACCTCTCTTCTTCAAAAATTAGGCGGTGAGTGGTATACCGATGCAGTTACAGATTTCGCAAACAAAGATAACTATGACATCATGTTAAAGGCATTAATCGTCAATGATGATGAAATGGTTGCTAGTAACCGAATGAGTTTCGCTGAAACAAAAGCTTTTATCTCAAAAACAAGCTTACGTTTTCGTAAACCTTACATGAAGCGTACTGAGGAATTTGCTAAAAACTTTGTTCTAGCACGTACAACAAATCAGAAGGAATACTTAAAAGATAAAACTGGTGAACGTAGGTTCTTATCTGTCATGGCAGATATTAGCAGACAGAAGAAACACCCTATGGAAATCGAACCTGAAACAGTCGAACAAATTTGGGGCGAGGCTGTCACAATCTATAAAGCTGGTGCTGATTTGATGTTTGATAAAGAAACTGAAGAACGATTAGAAATCTATCGTGAGAAATTCATGTATCGTGATGAAGTTGAATTACAAGTGCTTGAATATCTGGAAATGCCTATTCCTGATAATTGGTCAAGTTGGTCAATTCAGCAACAACATCAGTATACAAGTAAGTATTTTGATAACAGCAGTGAGTTTGAAGCTGGTACTAAAAAATTAGAAAAAGTCTCAACTCGTGAGATGATGTATAACCTCTTTATGAGAAATTCAAATGACAAAAAGTTATCAACTAAAATCAATATGATTATGGATAATCACCCTGGTTGGGGAAAAGGTCAGTTTAGAATTGGTGGAAAAAATACTAAAGGATTTAAGCGAATTAAAGAAAAATAGATCGGTTGCATTTTGAAATTCTATCGGTTGCATCGGTTGCACTTTTTAAGAAGAACGGTTGCATGCAACCGATATGCAACCGATAAATTGAAAGAACGGTTGCACCCTTAAACCCTTGATAATACTGATTTTTTTATACTATTTTTATATAATGCAACCGATTAACCGTTATTTTTTAAAAAAGTATTAATAAAAGTATTAATAATAGAGAAAGCCTATTAAATAAGGATTCTTAAATTTTATTTTTTAAATTTTGTTTTTTATCGGTTGCACGGTTGCATTTGATTTTTTTAAGTGATTAGGAGTTAAAAATGAAAGTTGACGTACAATGTCCGTTCTGTGGAGAATGCTATATCAGAAAGGTACAGCCTGATAAAATCTCCATTAGATGTTATGTCTGTAAGAAAGCATTATTTCTGAAGTATGCCACAGACACAAAGGACGGTGTGAATGATAAAGGTATTGGACGGTTAGCACATGAACCGTTCGTCCACAATGAGGAAGTTGTGGGATTGAGAGAGGTGTTTAAATGAGCATCAAGCAACAAATGATTGAAGCGTTAAAGCATTCAATCGAGAAGATGGAAACTGATATTATTGAATACTCAAAACCTTGTGAGAAGTCAGTTGCACAGAATAGGACTGCTCACAGAGAGTATTTGAAAAAGCAGTTGAAGAAAATGCAGAAACAGTTAAAGGAGTTGGAAGATGAATAAACAAGAATTGATTGAGGGAATTGCAAATTTAGATAGAGTGTATGGAGAAAAGTATTATGTTGATTTGGAAGATGTTTTGGATTTAGTGAAACAACTAGACGAACCCGAAAAAGTCGTAATTCCTCAATTTGTGGCGGATTGGATTGAGAAAAGTAAATCGAACGGTTGGGACTTGCTGGCTTCGATGTGCTTTACACTTACTGCAAAAAACAAACAAGTCACAAAATGGCTCCATTTAGGCGAAAATGTAAATATATTTGCCCTTGCTTGGATTTTCGGCTACGAGGTCGAGAAAGAACCGAAGTATATTGTGAAGTTAAAAAACGCTCTCGACCTATACGGAACTTTAAATTTTAATAAACAGTTAAAACAATGGTATTTTTCAGACTCAAGCGAAAGCCCCTCTTATGAAACCAAACACACCCGAAAAGAGTTAGAAAAAGCCAACTTTGGCTGGGTGTTCGATTGTGAAGGGATTGAGATTGAGGAGGTAACGGAATGAGCCTTACGACAAATAGCACAATTGAAGACTTAGTTTTAGCAATCGGAAAACTTATCGTTGAGTCTGGTGGTAAAAACAATACAATGGTGATGGATTTTCCTGAACAAAAATTTTACTTAGAAATTGCGGTTAAATTAAAAGATGAGGTAGAGTGATGGAAAAATCAAAAGAAATTGGTTTAGCAATTACAGAAATACAAGTAAAAGTATTAACTCAATCTGAATCCTTGAGTGCCTATGAATTGAATAACATTAAAATAAAAGCAAGGACTTTATATGAAAGTCTTGTATGGTTACATTACGAAGCAGAGGAGAGAAAATATTGAAACGATTCTTAATAGGCTATGCCTTGCTTACGACTTGCTTGTTATTCATGCAACGTGAAGCACAGAAACCCTTGCTTGTTTATCACGCTGATAGTAAATATCAGATTACTGGCAAGGTTGAAGAAAAACGAAAAATCGGAAGTCTTTTCACTATCACGGTTAACGGTAACGTGTTTGTGGTAAGTGAAGAAAAATTTGAAAAAGTAGAAATAGGAGATAATATTGAATTATGAACACATTAGAAAATGTCAAACAATGGTTTATTGACCGTGATCTTGAGAACGGTGGACGATTAGATAAGCAGTCTTTAAAACTCAGTGAAGAATTCGGTGAACTATGCGCTGGCTATCTCAAGAAGAATGAGAAAGTCATGAAAGACAGCATCGGAGATTGTGCAGTCGTGATTGTAGGCTTAACATTACTCATCAAGGAAGATGTGAATCAGATTTTTAAGGATTCTGGTACTTTACGGAAGAAAGAAATTACAGAGACATTAGTCTCAATCAATGCGAATATTAGTGAGTTTCAACTATCGCAAGGGTTTGCTAGTAAAGTAATGTGCAGACACAATCTAGTACGTTGTATTGGATATCTGAAAAATCTAGGATATGACTTTGATGAATGTTTTGAGTTAGCTTACCAAGAAATCAAAAACCGTAAAGGTCTATGGATTGATGGTAGCTTCGTGAAATGGGAGGAATTACCAGATGAACTACGAACAAAGATTAAATGATAATCAACGTAAACGTTTTGCATTCATGCTAAAACAAAAGCGAAAAGATAAGAAATTATCTCAAGATGAATTAGGGGATATTTTAGGATATAGCCAAGCGAGTATTCAACGTTGGGAAGCTTGCAAGATAAGTCCTAAATTGTACCAAGTGGAAGATGTAGCGACGTACTTTAATATTCCTATGAATATTTTAATAGGGGAGGGATAAGTTGACGGATATTGAAAAACGATTAAAGCAATTACCTTATACGAATATTAAAATCAAGTCATTACATAATGAAATTATTGGTCTTAGGTCTTCAAGTATTAAGGGGCAGTCGTTTGATAATATGCCTAAGTCACCATCAAATAATAATCAGACTGAAGATATGAATATCCGTGTGATTGATAGATCAGATGAACTCTATGAGGAAATTGCAGGGTTGTATCAAAAACAACAAGAAACAATCAAATGGATCGAGAATTTAGAAGACCCTATCGAGAATATCGTCATGCGCTTACTCTATATTGATGGCCTATCTTGGAATGAGGTGCAGATACAGTTAAGATGCGGGCGGACTACTATTAAACGGGTGAGAAGAAGCGCTATTAAAAAAATGGCACTAATGGCACTAAAAGGCACTAATTAAGTGGTATTATGATATTGTCAGCAAAAGGCTGATGACTCCTATTTATATTTTTTAATTCGGTGTTAGGGATATTCATTGTTGATTTTCCTTTGCGTTTTTAATTCTATAGTTTCATAATACCTCCAAACTTCCTAACACCGTTTTTATTTTCGAGAATACCAGTGGGTGCGAATCCCACTATTCTCGTGAGAGGTCTTCAAAAAGTCACGCAATGATTGTGTGGCTTTTTGTTTTTAGAGGGAGAATGGTATGAAACCACAAAGGCTGACTATATTAAACGGTCGGAGAACTGCGGTTGATTATGATAAACGTAACCAAGAATACACAGAGTATAATCGTACTCGTTGGAAGTATGATAGAGAAGTTAAACAATTCTATAACTCAACTATCTGGAAGAGAACGAGTCAACAAGTTTTACTTGAAGCAAATTATATCTGTTCCATGTGTGGCGATGAAGCTACTATGACTGACCATATTATTAGTGTGAAACAAGATTGGTCAAGAAGATTAGATCGAAGTAATCTTCAAGCAAGTTGTAAGAAATGTAATGATAAGAAAGCAATAAAAGAGAAATATTCTTTTTGAAATAATTTTAAAAAACGAAAAAATAAATGGAATATCATTCGGTTATGCACTGATGAAATGTACGGAAATACCCCCTTTTATTTAGAACGGGGGTAGGTATCGTTCGGATATAAGAACGCTGCCCTCTTTTGCACGAAAAATTCCGTTTTTGAAATTTTTGAACCCCCATAAAATCAGAAAGGAGGTGGTCGATTTGGGTCGAAAAATGAAGGTTCTTGAAACAACTAAAAGTCATTTGACAAAAGAAGAAAAGATTGCAAGAAAAACTATACAAGAAAAGGCTTCGGATGGTTTGGAAGCATTGCAACTGACACCACCAAAACACTTTGATGCGATCGCTAAAGCAGAATATAAACGAGTGATTGAAGATTTAAGAAAGCTACCCCTTAGAAATCTAGATCGTGCAGTTTTGGAAAGCTATTGTACATGGTATGCAGTTTATAAAGAAATATCCCGTGGATTGCAAAAAGAAGGGTATGTTTACGAAACAGACAATGGAAAGGTTTTGCCTAATAAAATGTTGTATAGTTTGGAACGTGCTACGACAAACTTAATGAAAGCAGCATCACAACTTGGTTTAACCGTGGACAGTCGTATGAAATTATACGTGCCACAAGTTGAAGAAAAGAAAGAGAGTATTTTTGATAAATTTGGAGGATAGATAATGAATAAGTACCAAGAATTAGTTAATCTGATTGAGAAAAATAAGATGACAATCACGAAAAAGGCTTGCTATGATTCGCAAAGTGGTTGGACTGGAGCAAACATCATCATAAAAGATGATCAAGATTTTGAGTTTGATTTGTCTGGTAATGGGTACTGCTTTAATGATAATAAAGTTGATGAAGCGTTGTCGGCCATTAAAAGTTATCTTGAATATAAAAACTTAACTACGTTCGAAGTATTTAAAAAATACATAGAGAATAAAGCTATTTCTAAATAGAAACGGCTTTTTTTATTTTAGGCCGTTGGTGTAGTGGTAACATGACAAGTTCCAACCTTGTAGTCGTGGGTTCGATTCCTACACGGTCTGTTACGTGTTAGAAAGGAGGTAAAGTATGGCATACGATTACTCTTGTATCCATGAAAAATATCATGATGTAGCATACGAATATGCAAAAGATGTAATCGATGGGAAACGTATTGTCAGCAAGAAAGTTTATAAAGCATGCTTACGACACTTACGCGATTTGGCGAATATTCCCAATAGCGATTACGATTACTTCCCGAATATGGCACAAAACCCAATAGATTTTATTGAAATGCTCCCAGATGTCAAAACTGGGAAACCATACCCGCTGGCAGATTTTCAAAAATTCATTTTATCGAGTCTGTATGGTTGGAGAAAAAAGTCTGATACATCTATCAGACGATTTAAAAAAGCTTTAATCAGCTTGGCCAGGAAGAATGGTAAGACAATCTTGGTAGCTGGTATCGCTTTGTATGAGTTTTTATTTGGTCGCAACCCTGCAATGAGTCGACAGTTGTTTTGTACAGCGAATGACCGTTCACAAGCACGTATTGCTTATGATATGATCCGTAAGCAGTTGGATGCTTTAAGAAGTCAAAATGAGGACATCAGAAAGGCTACAAAAGTAGTCAGAGATGAACTTAGAAACTTAAATGATGAAAGTTATGTGCGTGCATTAAGTCGTGAAACTGGAGCTGTCGATGGTTTCGAACCGTATGTTGGTATCTTAGATGAATTTGCAGCATCAAAAACCAATGAGATGATTGAACTTCTCGAATCAGGTCAAGGTCAGTTAGATAATCCTTTGATTTTGATTATCTCAACAGCTGGATTTGATTTAAACGTACCAATGCACACTATCGAGTATGCGTATATCGAAAAACTTCTTGATGAAGAAGTTGAAAACGATGAATACTTTGCCTTCATTGCTGAACAAGATGATGAAGAGGAAATCAAAGATGAAAAGAACTGGATAAAATCAAATCCAATTCTTGAAGTCAAAGCACTACGTAAGAAGATGATGGATTACCTACGAAAACGTAGGAAGGTGGCACTTGAGACAGGAACAATAAATGAAATCCTAGTTAAAAACTACAACATGTGGAGACAATCATCTGAAGAGTCATACATGGACAAAGAAAGCTGGGCGAAAGCTAAGATTGATAAACCTGACACTAAAAAACGTAGAGTGTGGCTAGGTGTCGATGTTGGTAGATCGAGCGACTTATTCTCTATCTCTCCTATGGTCATGATGGATGATTATTGGTATTCAGATAGCTTTTCTTTTGTGGCCACTAAATATGGCTTGATTGCAAAAGAGAAAAGAGATGGTGTTTCTTATACAAACCTTGAAAGAATGGGCGAGTGTGAAATCACCACGCTTGAAAGTGGTGTTATCGATGATGAGCGCGTGCTTGAGAAGATCGAAGAAATGGTATATAGCAATGATTGGGAATTGCAAGGAATTTACTTTGACCCTTATCAATTCGGTTCATTATTGACCATGATTGAGAAACGACATCCAGAATGGCCACTAGTTCAGATTCCACAAACCACTATGGTCTTGAATATGCCCACGAAACAATTCCGTGATGATGTTCGTCAAGGTAAAATCAAGCATAGCGGAAATCAGTTGCTGACAATGGCAATCAATAATGCCTACACTAAAGTTGATAACAACGGTATGAGGATTGATAAAAATAAAAATAGTAACAAAATCGACCCTCTGGATGCGTTATTGGATGCGTATGCTGCATGTTATTTAGAACCCTTTGATGGAAGTGGTTATTGGACAAATGAGAAAATCTTGAAAGGAGATTCGCTATTTTGAAGTTATTGAAACATATTCACACAATTTTATTGTTAATTGGTTTAATGTTTTTGATTTACGGTTTGTTCTTGATTGGGGACGTAATAGGATATATAGCTACAGGCTTGATTCTCTGTTTTCTCGGAGCATACATTGATAAAACAAAACATCGTTGAAAAGCCTTACAAAATTTGATATAATGAACTAATTTTAGGAGGTTATATCATGAAAAAAGAACAAGTAAAACAACCAGTTTATAAAAAACCTTTATTCTGGACTACTATATTGTTTGGATTTCTTTCTTTTTTTCTTATGATTATGGTTTTTGTGATCGATTCACATTATGTTGAATTGACAAATGCATTGGCAAAGCATAATTTGTATTATAGTTCGAAAGATAAAGATATCTATACTAAGACTTCGAGCAGTGAACAGAATACGTCATCTTCTACAACAACATCAACCTCTAAAAGTGAGGAGAATTTCAATGTTGATGTTTCGGATAAACATGCTTGGATGAAAACTTTCTCAGCTATCAGGAATGGAAAAAGAGTTTCATGGTCAGATATGATAATCGTAGAAACGCAATACTCACTTGAACTTGATAAGATGCTTGAGATGACTGATAATCCAACAGAACAACAGAAAATGTCAGTTAAAAGTTCAAAAGAGATTATGAAAAAGACTGTTGATGTATATAGAAATGCAGAACATGATAACAGGGATTTGTCTAAGGAAGAAAAAGATAAGGTTCTTTTAAATATTTCAGAGATGTTAAGAACGGTATATTTGTTTACAAATCAACATTAAGAAGCACCAATCGGTGCTTTTTTTATGCTCAAAAACAGAAAGGAGGTGAGAAAATAAATGACTTTTTTTCAATCTTTAGGTTCGTCAAAACTATCTTATGACGATTATGTCTCTTCGGTAATCTCTGGTAATTCAAGTCCTGAATATACTGGTATATCTGCTTTAAAGAACAGTGATGTCTTGACTGCAGTATCTATTATAGCTGGTGATGTTGCTCGTTTTCCATTATTGAAAAAGGATTTAATGGGGAATATTGAGCAAGATGAAGATATGAATTATCTTTTGAATGTCAAATCCACAAGCAATACATCAGCAAGGCAATGGAAGTTTGCAATGACCGTCAATACTATCTTGACTGGTAATTCATTCTCTCGTATTCTACGAGATCCAATAAGTGGCAAACCATTAGAATTTCAATTTTTTAGACCGTCTGAAACGACAGTAGAAGAAACCAATGACCATGAATTGATTTACACTTTTCGTGACCGTCTGAGTGGTAAGGAAATTGTATGTAAATCAGAAGATGTTATCCATTGGAAATTCTTTAGCCACGACACTATTCTTGGTAGGTCTCCATTGCTTTCCCTTGGAAATGAAATCAGCTTGCAAGATGGTGGATTGAATACCTTGATTAAATTCTTTAGAGATGGTTTCTCAAGTGGAATTATCAAACTTAAAGGTGCTCAATTAAACGGTGAAGCCCGTAAGAAAGCCCGTATGGACTTTGAGAAGATGCGTGAAGGTTCAACTGGTGGTAGTCCGTTGGTATTTGATGATACACAAGAATACACTCCACTTGAAATTGATACGAATGTCTTGCAGTTGATTACATCTAATAACTTCTCTACTGCACAGATTGCTAAAGCTCTACGAGTTCCTAGTTTTAAGTTAGGAGTGAACAGTCCTAACCAATCTGTCGCACAGCTAACTGAAGATTATGTAACCAACGACCTTCCATTCTACTTTGATGCAATCACAAGTGAACTTGCTTTGAAAGTGTTTAGTGATGAAGAACGCAGGAAGTATCGTGTTGACTTCGACACTCGTAGCGTGACTGGTAGAAATGTAGACGAGATTGTAAAACTTGTAAACAATCAAATCTTAACACCTAACCAAGCTTTGATTGAACTCGGTAAAGAACGTTCTACTGATCCAAATATGGACCGTTACCAATCAAGTTTAAACTATGTCTTTTTGGATAAGAAAGAAGAGTATCAATCAATGAAAGGAGGTGAGACAAGAGATGCCAAAGAGAATCAAGATGAAAGGTCCACTGATTCCGAATAATAGTCAAGAAGTTTACGACTACTTCGGTTTGGAAGCAGTCAGTGCTAAATCTATCACAGATGCTTTCCCAGAAGACAATAGTGACATCGTTTTGGAAGTTAATTCCAACGGTGGTCTTGTAACTGTTGGAAGTGAAATCTATACAGCATTAAAGAGTTATCCAGGGCATGTGACTGTGGAAGTAACAGGAATGGCAGCAAGTGCTGCTAGTGTTGCAATCATGGGAGCTGATAAAGTGCTTATCAGTCCAACAGCTCAGATAATGATTCACAAAGCGTTGTATGGTTTCGTATCTGGTAATAGCGATGATTTGGATAAAGCTTCAAATGCGTTAAAATCTAGCGACCAAGCTATTGTGAATGCGTATGTAGCTAAGACTGGACTGGAAGAATCAGTGATCATCGACATGATGAAAAACGAAACCTTCATGTCAGCAAGTGAAGCGGTTGACAAAGGCTTCGCAGATGAAGTAATGACCTTTGATGATGTTGGTGCAGTTGCAAGTCTTGGAGATGGACTGTTACCACAAGCTGTTATTGACGACTTCTACGCTAACCGTAGCAAGCGTAAGTCAGAAATCCAAAACATGCTACGAGAAATCGAAAAAGAAGAATTACTCAGAGGGCTATAAGCTCTTTTTTTAATACCGTAAGGAGAAGAAAGAAAATATGTTTAAAGAAAAAATGAAAGAACTTAAAGCACAAATTGCAAATATTGGTGCTGAAATTGTTGCTAAGACAGATGAGTTAAAATCTGCATTGAATAATGAAGACCTTGAAAAAGCTCGTGAAATCCGTGCTGAAATCGACAACTTGAAATCACAAAAAGAAGAAGTGGAAAATAACTTGAAGACTTATGAAATCGCAGAAGAAGGCGCATTCGCAGGTATGAAAGTGTCAGTGGAAGCTCATGTAGTAAAAACGGATGATAAATCTTACCGTGATTCTGTAAACGAATGGGTACGTACTAAGGGTGCTGTTGCTGATTCAAATTTGAAACTTGAAGGAAAAGACCTTCTTATCCCTATGAATGAAGCAGTAAATCCAACACAAGATGGATTGAAGAAGGCTGAAACTGAAAAAGTAACTAGCAAAGAAATTGTTACTACTCCAATGCGTGAAGTTAAAACAGTTCTTGATCTTAAACAATTTGCAACAATTCACAAAGCATCTAAAGGTGAAGGATCATATCCTATTCTTAAACACGCTACATCTAAGATGGCAAGTGTAGAAGAATTGGAAAAGAACCCAGCTCTTGCTAAGCCAGAATTTACAGATGTTCCTTGGAAAGTTAAAACTTACCGTGGTGCTATTCCACTTTCACAAGAAGCTATTGACGATGCAGACGTTGACCTTCTTTCTATCGTTGCAGAAGCAGCTAACCAAATCAAAGTTAATACTACTAACGATGCAATCGCTACTGTATTGAAAGATTTTGAAGCTAAAACCGCTGCTGACCTTGACGCTATCAAGGAAATCTTGAATGTGAACCTTGACCCAGCTTACAACGTATCATTCGTAGTTTCACAAAGCTTCTATCAAAAACTTGATACTTTGAAAGATAAGAACGGTCGCTACTTGCTTCAAGATTCTATCGTTTCTGCATCAGGTAAAGCCTTCCTTGGTCATCCAGTATTTGTAGTTTCAGATACAACTCTTGGGGCAACTGGTGAAGCTAAAGCCTTTATCGGAGATGTACAACGTGCTGTACTCTTTGCTGATCGTCAAGAATTGGGTCTACGTTGGACTGATAACGAAATCTACGGTCAATACTTGCAAGCAGTTGTGCGTTTTGACGTTAAGAAAGCAGATGCTAAAGCTGGTTACTTTGTAACTATGCCCTAAGACTCCCCCGATTAGTGGGGGTGTCTCACGGTCAGCAGTAGCACTAGCAGTGCCAACCTCAAGTAGCACCAAACAAGATATCATGTCTTATTTAGATAGTAAGGGAATTTCTTATTCTGCTTCTCAAACAAAAGAACAATTACTAGCCTTGATTGGAGGTTAGAATTATGGAAGATAAAAAGAATGGTTTTCTCGAAGAGGTTAAGTTGTATTGCAAAATCGACTATGACTTTGAAGATGATTTACTAATTGAGCTTATTGAGTCTGCAAAAGAGCAGATTTGTTTCGCAATTGATAATGATTTAAACCCAGATGATTTAGTGGATTATGCGAAATTCCGCCTAGCTGTCAAAAAGCAAGTCAAAGAAGAGTACGAACATCGAGGAATGTCAGCAGATACCATGCGCTATCCACTAGCGAATGGTGTCTTAAACATCATCCATCAGCTTAGAACACGGAGGGAAAGTTAATGCGAACACGTAGAATGAATGTTCGCATTACTTTTTTTCAAAAAGTAGGTGGACAAAACGAAGATGGAGAAGTATTAGACTTTGAAAGAAAAGACTTATATACTTGCTGGGCAGAAGTGTCTAAAACATCTATTAAGGATTTTAGAGAAAGTGCGACTGTCACAAAAGCTGGTGGACTGGTAGAACATAAAGATACTAAAACTTTCTTGATTAGACATCTTCCAAAATTACCTTTTGATAATTCTTGTTTTGTAGAATTTGATGGTAATGAGTACCACATAGATTCTATCGAGCGTGATCATGCCAATAAGGAAATTGACTTGATTAAGGGAGTGATGTTGTCATGACAAAAGGATTAGACCTTTGCCTAAACAATCTCACTAAGTTAGAAGTAAAAGCCCCTAAGGTTGCTCGTGAAGCAGTCACAATGGTAGCTAAAGAGTTTGAAAAAGAACTTGAAGTAAATACTCCAATTTCTGATGAGTTTACACCCACTCGTTTGAAAGAGGATATAAGAATCAGTAATTTTAAAGGCGGTGGAAATGCTCCTTCAAAAGATATCGGTTTTGGTCGTACTACTGGTTGGCGTGCTAGATATCCCAACAGCGGGACAATCTATCAGAAAGCACAGGATTTCGAGGAAAAGACTATCAATGCAGTCACTCCTCGTGCTAAAGAAATATACATAACAAAAATAAGGGAGGTGTTAAAATAAATGATTGCTGAAACTGAAGCTTATAAACTTTTGGTGGCAGATGAAAAGTTAAATCAACTTTTTAATGAGTTTAGAGGTAAAGAATTTCCAGGATATAAACAAGGTATCTTTACTTATGATATTCCTGAAAAACCTACAAACTTAAAACGAAAAGAGCTTGCTCCGTTTGCAAGAATTTATTTAACTTACGAAGCACCTCACAAGTATGCAGATGATGAAATCATCTCAATGGAACAACGTATCACAATCAACTTTTGGTGTAAGAACGCAAAACAAGCTGACCAAATCGCCAAAAGAATGGATGCGGTCTTAGAAAGTAGTGGATTTGAACGCTACACAGCAAATGAGAAACCTCGCTACATGGATGACGATATTGGACTGTTGATGAATGTCCGAAAATATCGTCTTTTTGATTGGAGCGATCTCGAAGAAATGAAAGGAAAATAAATAAATGTCTAAAGTTAAATTTGGTTTGCGTGGTTTTGAATATGGGGTTTTAGATAATAAAAACCTTGTAACAGGAGAAACTAAAAAAATCCCTGGAATTAAAACAGCGAAATTGGATATCACAAATGAATTGAACACTATCACAGCAGATGATGGACCATACGTAGTATTGTCTTCTGGTATTACTGGAACAACTCTTGAAGTATCATGGTTGGATTTGGGTAGTGAAGCTCGTAAAGACTTCTACGGTATCACTGTTGAAAATGGTGTTGAAAAATACAATAAGAAGATGACTCCAAACGACATCGCTTGCTTGTTCCGTACAACTGGTGATGATGGTAAAGGTATCTGGGTTGGTCTTCTTAAAGGTAAGTTCTCTCTTCCAGGGATGGATTTGGAAACTAAAGATGGTTCTCCAGAACCTAAGAATGATACTGTTTCTGGTAGCTTTGTGGCTCGTGGAGATGATGATGATGCTCTTGTAATCGTAGTTGGTCGTGAAGATAACCCACAATTCCAAGAATCTGAGTTCCGTAAATTAGTCTTCCCAAAGTCGTAAGTGGTGCTGCGCCTGCGAGTGCAGTAGCCACAAGACAAGAGTAATTAGGATAGGCTTGGTTTTTCCAAGCCTTTATTTTTTTAAGGAGTTAATAAATGTTTGAAATTAAGTTTAAAAAAGCAGGTGTTTTGAAAGAATTTTCTAAAGACTATGTAAATGTTGAAGATAATTTACTAGCGTTAGAACATCAAGTACGACAAACTGCCTTGTATGAAAATAAAGAGGATTTGCTAAATCCTATTAAACATCGTGAGTTGAATGAAGCGTATCTTGATATGTTTGTGAAAATGTACGGTGAGCAATTTGAAGTAAATGATATTAAATGCGCTAGCGTTGAAACACTTGAAACTTTAAACGACTTATACCTTGCTGCTCTAGGTGGGAAACAGGAAGAAAAAGAGACCACAGAGGGAAAAAAGAAGAAAAAGGGTTAAGCCCTAAAGAAGCTCAGAACAATTTATTGGTTTGGGTTCAATCACTAATGAGTCAAGGATATACGATCCATGACATAAAGAGCATGCGTTTATCAGATTTTGATTTGATGGTGCAAGCTTTAGAAACAAAAGAAAGCCAAGAGGAAGAAGAAACAACCCTTGACAAGGCCTTCCCATTCCTTTTTGGATAGAAAGGAGAATGAATGGCAAGTAATATTGGTGAATTAGTCGCCACTGCAACCTTAGATGTCGCTCCTTTTCAGTCGAATGTCGGGAGGTTGAAAACCTATTTAAAAGGTGTCGATAATTCCCTAAAAGCGATGGAAAATAACTTTAAAGGCGCTGGTAAGAATATCAGTAACTTAAAAGGACTTTTATCGCAAACTGGTTCAGCTCTAAGCTCATACCAAAAAGTATTGAGTTCACAGAGTGAACGATACAACCAATTGAAAGCAAGTATTGGAGATGTATCTACTGCAACTGCAGAACAGAAACAGAAATTAGTTGAAGCAAGTGCTAGTATGACAGCAACTGCTGCTAAAGTAGCTGAATTACAAAATCGCTATGAACAGTTAGCTAGTTCTATGAGACAAGCTTATATCGATGATAGTGCCTTCACTAAATTTGGTAGAGGTGCGCAAGAAGTCGGTAATAAAATCAGTCAAGTGGGTCAAACCATATCTGGTTTTGGTTCTGCTTTAACCCGTGGAGTTACCGCTCCAATTGTAGCTGGTGCAGGCCTAGTAGTGAAAGCAGCTATTGACTATGAATCTGCATTCGCTGGAGTTAAGAAGACAGTAGATGAAACTGCCACAGTATCTTACAAAAACCTATCGGACGGTATTCGTCAAATGGCCAAGGAATTACCAGCTAGTGCAGTTGAGATTGCAAACGTAGCAGAAGTTGCAGGTCAGTTAGGTATTAAGGCAGAAGATATCCTTAAATTCTCACGTACCATGATTGATATGGGAGAATCAACCAACTTGAGTGCTGAAGAAGCTGCAACTGCAATTGCTAAAGTAGCAAATATTATGGGCTTGAGTTCAGATGATTATTCAAGGTTCGGTGCATCTGTTGTAGACCTCGGTAATAACTTTGCAACAACTGAAAAAGACATCGTAATGATGGCCAATCGTTTAGCGGCAGGCGGTAAACTAGCTGGACTAACTGCACCTGAAATATTAGGTCTAGCAACTGCCATGAGTAGCGTGGGTATCGAAGCAGAAGCAGGTGGTACTGCCATGACTCAAACTCTTACTGCTATTGGTAATGCAGTTTCATTGACTACTAAGGACTCAGCAGATGATCTAGCATTGATTGCTAAAGTTGCAGGAACGACATCAGAAGAATTCCAACAAGCGTGGAAAGAAAAACCCGCTGAAGCTTTACAATCCTTTATCAAGGGGCTTAATACAGCCCGTGAAAAGGGCGCAAACATGGATGCTATCTTGATGAAGTTAGGCATGACAGGTGTTAGACAAGGGAATATGCTTAAATCTCTAGCTTTATCATCGGATAAAATGAGTGCAGCAGTTGCACGTTCTAATCAAGCTTGGAAAGAGAATACCGCTCTGACCAATGAAGCAAACAAACGTTATGAGACTACTGAGTCTCAATTAAAGATGTTTAGGAATCAGCTGACGGATATTGCAATTGAATTCGGAGGTCCATTAATTAAAGCTCTAAGAGAAGGGCTGAATGCTGCGAAACCATGGATTGAAAATTTATCAGAATTAGCTAAAAAGTTTAGTTCGTTATCAACAGAGCAACAACAAAACATCTTGAAATGGGGATTGTTTGCAGCAGCATTAGGTCCTGCATTGAAGTTGTTAGGTGGTGGTATCTCAGTCATTGGTGGTTTTGTAAAAGCTATCGGTGGTTTGTCAAAAGGTATTGGCTTCCTAAGTGGTTCAGCTAAATATCTTGCAAATCTACCAGCTGGTTTAACTGCTTTATCAAGTTCAGCGGGAGCAGCTGAAACTGCAATGGCAGGTGTATCAACAAGTGCTGGTTCTTTATCTGGCGCATTCGGTGCTCTTGCAAATCCTTTAGGATTGATAGTTGGTAGTATAGCCTTAGCAACTGCAGGTCTTGTCTATCTCGGAAATGAGAAAGATAAAGCAAGAATCAAGACTGAAGAATTTGGTTCACAACTAAGTGATACTGCAAGAGGAGAGTTAAGAAATTTCCAAAAAACAGTTGATGAAACAGCTACTGCAGTCGCAAACTTCGGGACTCACGCCGGAGATGTAGAAAAAGTTTCGGGTGCTTTTAAAAAGTTATATGACGAGATAGCAGAGAGCGCAGAGAAATCCAACAAACGTATGGAAGAACTAGGTGCTAAATGGGGTCTTAGTGAAGAAGATATTGCTAGAGCTAGAGAGAAGAATGGCCAATATGTTTCAAATGCAGAAGCGATGATGAATCAAATCAATGAGATTTATCAGCGCCATAATGGAGATGCAAGTAAATTCTCTCAAGAAGAGAAAGAAATCATCTTGAACAACCAAAACGAGATGATTAAAGCTAAGTTAAAGCTGATGAGTTTGTCCGAAGAACAACAAACAGCAGCACTTCAAGCTTTAAATGGTAAAATCAGCTCACTGAACGAAACTCAATTAAAACATACTAGAGATGTTTTAAAACAAGCTCTAGATGAAGAAAAACAACTTTATGAAACCTCGAAAAGTGAGTTGAAAGAGTTGCTTAACGGAAAAGCGATTGACCAAGAAACTTATAATAAGAGAATGCAAGAAGTTGAATCAAAGCATACACAAACTATGGAAGCTTTGGGTACTAAGTATTATCAAGTTATGAAGAATCTGGACGAAAAAGTTAAGTCTAGAACTGGTCAAAACTGGAACTATTGGGAAGAAGCTAAGAAAGTCCTAGAAGAATACGGTTTATCTTATGAAGAAATCGGTCAAAAGGCAGCAGAAGCATCTGAAAAAGCTGGGAACTCTCATAGCATTCTCGCTAAATATACTAGTGAGATGAGCAAGGAAGTCAAAGAAGCCAATGATGCGTGGTCATTACTGGTCGGAAATATCGATAAAAACGGTAATTTCCAACTCAAATCAAACGTAAAAGAAGTTATTGGAGAAGCAGCTAAATCAGCTGAAGGTTGGGAACAACTACAGTTCATTGCTAAGACTGCTGATATCAACTCAAATGCTCGTGTGACAATTGCAGAAGCCCTTGTAGAATCTGGAAAATGGTCAACTATGACCCTTGAAGAGAAACAACTAATTGTTCAAAACCAAGCAGGTTTACAAGCTATCTTTGATAGCGAAAAGAACCTCAAGATTTGGAACGATATGCCTGCTAATGTTAAAGAGCTTCTTTTGAAGAATACTGACATCATGAGTAAGGCTGATGAAGCAACAAAAGCACTTGCCAATTATGATGCTTTAGCTCCGAAACAAAAAGAATTGCTTGCTAATGATGAAAACTTTAGAAATGCTGTTACACGATCAACCGATACCTTAACAACCTGGAATGCGACCACTCCAATTACAAAAGATTTGAAGGTCAATCCAAATAATGTTTTGTATGGCAGTCAGCTTTCAATTGATAAACTAATTGAGTGGAATTTAGCACCTACTCAAACCAAGTCGTTAGATGCAGTTGATAACACAGCTGGTGCAGTCGCAAGTGCATTATTAAGTGTCAACTCTCCAAAACAAGAAGCTCCAATTGGTATTAATGCAACGGATTTAACAGGTCCAGAATCACAATCAGCAAGTTTAAGTGTAAACTCTCCTTATCAATTTAAACCAATTGATATCAATGCTATGAATCAGACACAAGGCGAAGCAAACTCAGCAAGTAATGCAGTAAATGCTGTTAAGCAGGACAGTCCTATCAGCATTAAAGCTCAAAATAACACCCAAAGTGCTATCAGTAGTGTGTTGGGAGGTTTGGCATCATTGCCAGCTGTTAAATTTATTGATATTATCACAAGAACATTCACACAGAAGCACGCAAAAGGCACTAATAATCACCCAGGTGGACTTGCAACGGTCAATGACCAACGAGGAACACTCTATAAGGAAATGGTTACACTTCCTGATGGTACGTCATTTATTCCACATGGGCGAAATGTGACACTACCACTACCTCAAGGAACTAAGGTCATGCGTGCAGGTAAAACTCGTAGTTTGATGAACCGTTTAGGCATTCCGAACTATGAGAATGGTATTGGTTTTGAAGATACGAAAATTTCGCACCTAACTAGACGAATTCAGAGTATCAATACTAAAAGTAGTAACCGTGGTTATCAGAATACTTCTTATGAAATCGGTGGAGATAATCAAGCTGTTGTTTCAGAATTAGTTAGCTTGAAAGAAAGTTTAGAGAATTTATTAGGTCGTTTGTTGGATAAAGATACCAATACTTACCTTGATGGACGAGTGATTGCAGAAAGTTCTTACCAATATCAAGGGAATATCATGAGAAGGGAGGGCATTTAATGTCGAATTATTTAAAAATAAATGATTTCACAACATCTGGTTTAAGGAATTGTGTGGTTGTAGACTTTGGAACAATCCGTTCTGCCATCCCTCGTTTCTCAGAGCAAGTGAAGTTGTATGGTACAAATGGTAGCTATAATCAAGTGGATGGCGCTTATGAGAATTACGAAAGAACAATTCGTATATTCTTTGAGCGCTTTTCTGATTTGGCAACTTTGGTTGAAAAAATCAAAGCAGTTGGAAACCAATTGGAATTTAGTTATCAATCTGATTCATTATTCTATGCAGATTTGCTAGATACTGAAATCATCCCAAAGGGCATGTACGGTTGGGAACTATCCATCAAACTAGACATGCAACCGTTCAGGTATCCGAAAAATGTCGCACCAGTCGTATTCACAAATCCTGGAACGATTGAAAATATCGGTACGGTCTATTCAGAGCCTATCATTGAGATTGAAGGAAATGGAGATGTGTCGCTTACTATTGGCAGAAAAACCATGCATTTGACGATTAATAATAAAGCTACGATTGATTGTAGGCAAGGGAAACAGAACATCTTTAATGCCAGTGGTTCAGTTCAAAACACACTCAGAAAACGTGGTGGGTTCTTTGAAATTCCTGTTGGTCGTAGTGGTGTGACATTTACAGGTAATGTACGTAAGGCAACTATTCGTCCTAATTGGAGGTATCTAGTATGATTTATTTAACAGACGGGAATATACCTCTGAATGCTGCCTATGCTGACGAAATAGTTCAGATAGATAGAAATACCTATCAATTAACATTCAAATTTCCTACTAACAACATTTTGTGGCAACAACTGAGAGAAGAAACATTCTTGACTGCTGACGATCTACACGGTGAGCAAGACTTTGTTATTTTTGAAGTTGAAAAACAACATGGATATATTCAGGTCTATGCCAACCAAGTCATGACCTTGTTAAACCACTATGTTGTTAATCCAATCAATCTTGACAGAGCAACTGGTTCAACTGCTTTAAGTCGATTCGCTGGAAGCATCACTCGTGATAATCCATTCTCGTTCTTCTCAGATATTGATGATAGACATACCTTTAATACTGATACAACAAACGCTATGGAAGCCTTGACTAAGGATAAACATTCTATTCTTGGTCAATGGGGTGGTGATTTAGTCAGACATGGTTATCAAGTACGATTACTAAAAAATGGCGGTTCAGAAAATGAATCGCTTTTTATGTATAAAAAGAACCTGTCCAGTTATCAACACAAGACCTCTACTAAGTCTTTGAAGACCCGAATTACTTTTAAGACGACTGTCAAAGGCGAGGGAGAGAATGCTGATGATAAGCATTACAAGGTAGTTGTCGATAGCCCGTTAATCAATGAATACAGTCAGATTTATGAGGATGTTGTAGAAGTCAATGACCAAGATGTCAAGGATGAGGCAAGCCTTAGAGAGTATGGCAAGCAGTATTTCAGAACAAGCCTATGCGACTTGATGGAAGATAGCCTTGAGATTGATGTTGTAGGTCAAAGTGATGTACCTGTCCAGATGTTTGACGTAGTAAGTGTCTACCATGAGACATTTGATTTGGATGTAAGAAAAAAAATCACTAAATACAACTATTCTCCAATGGCTAAAAAATTGAAGAGTATTGGTTTTGGTGAATTTAAGTCAGGACTGGCAAATGCGATTGGGAATGTCGTGAGTGATGCTGTGAAGAATGAGACCTATATCTTTGAAGCAAAACTTGAAAAAGAAATCAAGAATGCTGACTTAGATTTTGACCGTAAGGTACAAGGTATCAAGGATGAATTCACGGATGGCATCGAACAAGCTAAGGCACTTGCTGAGGAAAACAAACAAATCTTATTTAATAAGATTGATAATCAATTAAACGAATTTGACAGAAACTACCAATCCACTCTGGAAGACCAGAGGGAGAGGATAGGGACGATTCAAAAAGAGACTCAAGGCGCTCTTTCTACTGCAGCCTACGGTCAAGCATTGGCAGAGAGAGCTAGTGCAGATGCACTAAGAGCTCTAGAAGATGCTGAATCGGCTGTAGTAGACGCTGGTACAGCTACGACGAAAATCATTAAAATCAACAATACTATAACAACACTAGCTAGAAAATCTGAACTAGACCCAATCAATAATAGGTTATCTATTACTGAGAGCAAGATTGAGGTTCAAGCTGGTCAAATTTCAGAAAAGTTGTCACGTACTGAAGTCGATAGATTGGTCAATGACAAAGGTTTCCAGACTTATGCTCAGGTACAGAATACAGTCAAGAAATCCGTTGACGGATTTCAACAGACAATCTCACGTATTGAAACCAAGTTAAGAGACGTTATCCGTAATGACAACCTATTGCAGAATTCGTCCATCATCACAGCTGGGGATGGTTCAGATGGAACTTGGCGGTTAAATCAATCAGGTGGTAGTGGTAAGACAGAAGTAGTATCACTCACAGATGCGCCACATAATGCTATTAAGAAGGCTATTCGGATTATAAATAATACGAATGGTTGGAATAAAGACATTGCACAAAGCGTTAACTTGATTGTTGGTGAAAAATACACAATGTCTTGCTGGGTACGAGTTATCAATTCAAATGTAAACCTCTTAATGCGTTCATGGACTACTAACGATAATAATCGAAGCATGAACAAGCCAATCACAAACACTGATTGGGTTCGATATCAATTTACATTCACAGCGGATGCGGTTGCTAACTCAATCCAGTTTGGTCAAAGCGGTAGTGGTAGTCTTGAAATTTGTGGGATGAAGATTGAACACTCTGACCGCATGACTGACTATGATATTTCAAGTTCTGAAATCGTAAGTGTTGTGGAATTTAACGATGTACGTGATACCGTATCATCACATACTCAGACCTTACAACGACAAAACCAAGCGATTTCACAAGTTATTCAAACTGCAGATGGTCTGGTCAGTCGTGTATCTAATTTCTTGGATGATTTTAACTTGGTCTACGACCCTACTAACTTTAGCAAGTGGGAAAAAACTGCAGCAGAAGCTGATGTAATCGAGGTACAATCGAATACCAAATTACTACGTATTACAAATACAGGTAATACTACTAACGTATACCGTGGTTTTAGAGTACCGCTGAATACATCCACATTTACAAAAGATGAGAAAATCAGCTACCGAATGTTCGTATGGGTCGATGTAGTTCCTGATGCTCCACTGGTAATTGATTTATGGTCAGCAGATGGAGGGCTTGCATCTACACCAATCACGCTTACACAAAAAGGTCAACAGGTCATCACTGGTACGTTCACGATTAAGAAGACAAGCAATAAAGGGAAAGAGTTTCCTCTTGAAATTATATTAGCTAAAAACGGTCAAGTGGCTATTGGTGAGATTTCTCTAATTCGTGGAGATACCCCACCTAAGAAGTTCACAGATAATACTTCAACACAGGATGTAGTCACACAAACACGAGTGGCACAATTGTCAGATTCGTATGCTATCCAAACCTTGACAAGCCCTGGTGCAGTCACATCACAAATCAATTTAGCACCAAATGAAGCGCTAATTGAAGCGAATAAAATTCGTCTAAAAGGTAAAACCCTTGCTGATGAGATTATTGCTATTGACGGTTATTTCAAGCGGTTATTTGTGGGCGATGCACGAATCGGGAAATTAAACACGGATATCATCGAGTCTAATTCCATCACAGCTGATAAGGTTATCATGGACTCAGCGATGGCTAAGAAGATAGTATCAAGTGATGTGTTCACTGACCAGTTAGCTGCTAAGAATGCCTTTATTAACAAACTACGGTCAGTAGTCGTGTCAGCAACCTTACTTGAAGGTTATAAAGGTCGGATTGGTGGATTCCAAATCGGTACTCACGATAAAGACCCAAGCACATATTGGCTAACTGGTCAAAATCAATTCGCGGTTGGTATGAGTAACGGCAGCTCAGCTTGGGGGCAAGTTGCTCTTTGGGTCAATTGGGGCACAGACTGGGGAAAAGCAGGTCCTTATGCGTGGTACGTGTTGCGGACTGGTGAAATGTATTGCAAAAACGATGCTGGTTTTTACAAAAAGGTCGATTTCGCAGACAGAGGCTCTGTTAATTTTTATGGAAATATAAATTATTATAAAGAACCTAAGTTTTTCAAAGGATTGAACATGTGGGATTCTGAGATCATTGGAGGAGGTTGGAATCCAAAAGGCGGAAATAATGCAGTTGTTTGGTGGAATCAAATCGGTTCTGGAAGTGTTAAATATTGGATTGATAAATCTTCAGATAGACGATTGAAAGAGAATATCTTAAGTACATCTGTTCAAGCGTTGAATGAAATCAACCAACTTAACTTGGTTTCATTTGATTACATCGAAAACAAGAAACATGAGGAAATCGGTTTAATCGCTCAAGAAGTTGAAGATATTATTCCTCAAGCAATTTCAAGAGACCCTGAAAGTGAAGATAGTTATCTTCATATCGACTATACCGCATTTGTACCTTATCTCATTAAGGCTATTCAAGAATTAAATCAAAAATTGGAGGAAGTAAATGAAAGAAGAAATTAATCAACTAATCATCCAAAATTTAAGCGATGATATCGGAATGAAGGCAAGTGATGCAGCAACTTATAAAGCGCTGTATGAAATCACACAAAAACAACTCAATGAAATTTTAAATCTTATTGAGTCAAACGAAGAACTAAAAACAAAATTTGAAGAAGTGAAAGGACAAACAAAATGACAGTAAATAACTACACACTAGCGACTAAACCTTATACTCGTGGTTTCGGAGACAAAACTACAACCGTTGTTGAAATTCGACTACAGGAAGGAAACCGCTACAGCACCAACCAACGTGAACTCGTTGGAGACCGCACTCAAGACAATGAAGAAACACTTATTCAAGCGGTTCTTGATGTTATTAAAGCTGAATTAGATCCTGGGTCAGCAATCGTCAAAGCTCAATCTAAAATTGAGCAAGCTGAACAGAAGCTCGCTCAAACTGAAAATAAACAGAACGAGTTACTTGAAATTACTGAAAAAATTAACAAAGTAGTTCGTGTTATGGCTCAAGATTCCATTATGGGTGAGAAAATTGCTTATGGCACAACCTACAAGGAACTCGTTGAACTATTCCCACTTGTAAAAACTGGTGAGAGCTACGCTCCTGGTTCGATGTTTGCGATTGAAGACCCTGAACACGTTGAACTTAACGGTGAAGGCAAACGCATCTTAATTCAAACTAACCAACAATTCATTTATCAGGGCGAATCACTCAAACAACTTGAAGGCTCACCATCTCAAAATGGAATTCTTGCAGTCTGGAAGTGGGAAGCCCCTAAAGCTAATAGTGAACTTGAAACACAACCAGTAGCACAATAGTAAGGGGGGAGTTATGGCATGGTCAGAAGCGTTTGAGAAATTAATACACGCTATCACACAACTAGCACCCACTATCGGAGTAGTCGCAACTGGCTGGTTCGGTATGCGAGCCAGTAAAGCTGGGAATTTAAACAAGGAACAATTCAAGGAACTGAAAACTGAGTTGAACACTATCCACGTTATTGGCGAGGATAATCAAAAGAATATTATTGAAATCAACAATAAATTAGCAGTCCACGATGAAGCACATCTAGCTACAATGTATCTAAGATTAGAGCGGGATATCACTACTGCTCTAAAACGTGGATATACCACGGTGCATGAGTCTGATATTATTCATAAAATGCACTCAAGTTATAAGAAGCTAGGCGGTAATGGGCGAATTGATGCCTTATTTAACAAATACTTAAATTTAGAAATTTCGGAGGAACATACAAATGCAACAGATCAATGAAATTTTAATTAATGGAGCAATCAGCATCCTTGTTATCTTGGTAGGTATCGCAGTTAAGGCTGTCAAAGAATACCTCGTTCAAAAAGGTGGAGAAAAGACAATCAAGATTGTTGAAATCCTTGCTAAGAATGCAGTCAATGCAGTAGAACAGGTATCTTCTGAAACTGGCTACAAGGGTGATGAAAAACTGGAACAGGCACGTATTAAAATCCGTGCTGAGCTTAATAAATACAATATCCACATGACCGATAGCGACCTCGATACATTCGTTGAGTCAGCAGTCAAGCAAATGAATGATGCTTGGATGAACAAATAATAGTTGAGAACCCTTTGGGGTTCTCTTTCTTTATTAAAAGAAAGGAGGTAGCACTTGAAGAAGGTTATTGAGAAAAAATTAACCATTTCAGCAAACAATCGAGATGTAGATAGGCTTTATCAAGAATTTTATAGCAAAGATAAAGGTATTGCTGAGTTAAAATTCACACTCGATGATTTAACTGCTACTAAAGTTATCTGCTTATTCTATTTCAAGAGGACTAAGCGATACCAGGAAGTAGACGCAGCTATCGAGGATAATTCATTTACAGTTCAATTTGATACATCTCTAATTACAACAGATGAGACCGTTATTGGTTATATTTATTTTGAAAAAGTAGAGCAGTCAGCGGATGTGTATAGCTTTTTATTCAACGTCCATGTAAGTGAGATTGACAGAGCAGTTAAAACACCACTCATTGAACGTGAAGCTGGTCGAATTGTTAACGCTAAAGATATCGTGACCAAGCAAGAATTGGATGAACTCTTTGCAAAAATCAAAGAGCAAGGTGGAACTTATGACGATAGCAATATTCGTGCTAAAATAAGCAATATTTCAGCCGATATTGAAGCATTGAAGACAAAGACGGATAAAGATACCATCTATGATGATAAACCCCTTGTAGAGCGTGTAGTGGCTTTAGAGAACAAGCCTGAAAAAGATACTAGCAATCTAATAACAAGACAAGAACTTGAAAGTAAAAATTATCTTACCTCACACCAATCGTTGGAAAATTACGCTTTAAAATCTGAAATTCCAACACCTTACAACGATTTAGAATTAAAGAAACGGGTTGACCGTTTAGAAAGTAACCCTAACGTTGACACAAGTCAGTTTGCTACTAAGCAAGAGTTACAAAATATCGCCTTAACTCCTGGTCCGAAAGGTGACAAGGGTGAACCTGGACCACAAGGCGATACTGGTGAGCGTGGACCTCAAGGTGCAACAGGAGATACTGGACCAAGAGGAGCGGACGGTTTACAAGGTCCTCAAGGATTGCAAGGTATTCAAGGCGAACGTGGACAAGACGGACAAAAGGGAGAACGTGGGGAACAAGGACCAATCGGACAGACTGGCCCCGCTGGACCTCAAGGGCCTATTGGCTTAACTGGTCCAAAAGGTGCTGACGGTGTCGGTATCCCTCAGAGAATCAGCATCAATGGAAACATTGTTACATTATCGGACGGTGGTGGAAGTATTATCTTACCAGCTTCCAGTCAAAATGAACCATCTGCATCAACCTCATCTAGTGAACTTACAGGTGAAGGTATGCCAAACGGTAAAGTCGAAGGTACACTAGGTCAAACCTATGTTGATACACGTAAAACAAACGGTGCATTGAAGTGGATTAAGCGCACTCCCAATGGTAACCAAGGATGGGTTGTATTAGACGGTGATACTGGTTGGAAAAACCTAAACGTGTTATCTAAATTAGGTAATTCCTACGTACGCGTCCGACGTATCAACGATACGGTATATTACCAATTCGGTGGACTACAATGGGGTTGGTTCGGAATTGTTAGACGTGGTAATCCAGCGTTTATTGCGCATCCAGGGAATCGTGAAAAGAAATGCTTCCTTATAGCAAACGGTGGTATACCTTCTGGATATAGAGCTTCCAGTTCACTAATTGGTCAGATTTTCAACGATGATGGTATTCCATATGGAACGTGGTATGTAGGCGGTTATGGTGATGCAAATCATTTACGATTCCAATTCACAGACCCAGTACCAACTGATAAAGATATCGGAGACATCAGGGTTTCGTCAATATCTTACATCACAGATGACCCTTGGCCAACAACTTAACCGAAATATGAAAGGAAATTAAAAATGGATATTGATAAAAGTAGATTAAGAACTGGACTTCCTCAAGTCGGAGTACGTCCTTACAGACAAGTACACGCTCATTCAACAGGAAATCGAAATTCAACAGCACAAAATGAAGCAGACTACCACTGGCGCAAAGACCCTGAACTTGGGTTCTTCTCTCACGTTGTGGGAAATGGTCGAGTTATGCAAGTAGGTCCAGTAAATAATGGATCATGGGACGTAGGCGGTGGCTGGAACGCTGAGAGTTATGCAGCAGTAGAATTGATTGAGAGTCATGGAAGTAAAGAAGAGTTCATGACAGACTATCGCCTTTACATCCAACTACTACGTGACCTTGCAGATGAAGCTGGTATTCCAAAAACTCTTGATACTGATAGCTTAGCTGGTATCAAGTCGCATGAATACTGTACCTATCATCAACCGAACAACAATTCAGACCACGTTGACCCTTATCCATATCTTGCTAAGTGGGGTATTAGTCGCAGTCAATTCAAGAAAGATATTGAGGGTGGCACAAATACTGAAGCTGGATGGCGACAAGGTAAATATGGTTGGTGGTGGGAGGAGTCAGATGGCTCTTATCCAACTAATTGCTGGAAAGAAATCAAGGGGGAATGGTTCAGATTTGACGAAAAAGGTCTATGTCTAATCAACCGTTGGTTCTTTGATGGCAAGTATTGGTTCTATCTTGACAAACGTGGCGCAACCGTGACTGGTTGGCACTTCATTAACAACCGTTGGTATTACTTCGATAAAGACGGTGGTATGATCACTGGTTGGATAAAATATAACGAAACTTGGTATTATCTCTCTGAACAAAACGGAGAAATGTTATCTAAACAATTTGTCAAATCAGAAAAAGGTTGGTACTATCTCAAAGAAGATGGTTCACTTGCTGACAAGCCTGAGTTCACAGTTGAGCCTGATGGCTTAATCACAACAAAATAAAAAAATTCAAATAGAAAGAACAAATTAATTATACACCTAGACCGCTGGCTTATGCTAGCGGTTTTTTTGTTTGCTCTGAAAACACCATCGCCCCAAACTCGCCCCAAAAGTTTTTGAAAGTTATCCTTATTTATCTGAAGTTAAAAATAATAAAAGCAGTGACCAAGATCACTGCTTATCAGCTATAGCAAATTCATAGAGCTTTTCTGCTGTTAAAAGGGCCATTTTGTCCATGCTTGTTTTTCCTTTTCTAAGGTCAGAAACAGTAGTCCATGGAACTCCAGCACCTTGTGAAATAGCAGATGTAGACATCGAACTGTCTAATAATTCTTGAATAACTTTTCTCAT